TTCTAATTTTGAAACAACAAAAAGCATTGAACCTAAGCATAATATGTATGTATTTTGGGCAGCATCAGAAGAAACAGTTCACAGATTTTTTGCTGGGCCTGGTACCAGAAAATCGCTTAGTTTATCAGCACATTATCCAAGAGCGAATCAATCACAGGAAACTTAAATTATGAAAACATATAAAGGAAAATATAAAGTAAAGAATCCTAAGAAATATGCCGGTGATCATACTAATGTTATTTATCGGTCTATGTGGGAAAGGTTTGCTTTTAAGTGGTGCGAAAATAATACTGAAATTAAATCTTGGTGTTCAGAAGAAACTGTGATCCCATACATCAGTGCAATCGACAATAAATATCATAGATACTTTGTTGATCTTAAAATCACAATGAAAGATGGTAGAACAATTCTGGTTGAAATTAAACCAGATAAACAAACAAAGCCTCCTACTACTAGAAAAAGAACAAAGAGACATATCTCAGAGTCTCTTGAGTATGTTCGTAATCAGTGTAAATGGAAAGCAGCATCTGAATACTGCAAAGATAATGGTTATGAATTTCAAATTTGGACAGAGAACGAATTAAAAAAGATGGGAATGAAATTTTAGTATGAGCGCTAAATAAATATATAATCGAACAAATTGGATACGACTTTTAAATGGCAAGTTTATTTCAGAAGCTAGAGCTAGAAGCATTTAGAGCAGGTATTACTCCTCGCTCAAAAGAATCTATGGCATGGTTTCGCCAGAAAGCTCAAAGACTTAGACCCTCTAGACGGGACTTATTGCGAGACGAAGAACTAAAGCTTCGTAATCGTACCGCTGTTGGTAAAATGTATATGTACTTTTATGATCCAAAAACAAAAGATACGCTGCCATACTATGACAGATTCCCTTTGACTGTCATTATAGGTCCAGCACCAAAAGGCTTTTATGGTCTGAACTTACACTACTTACCTCTAGACATTAGAGCAAAATTTTTAGATGCTTTGTTAGACACACTAACTAATGAGCGCTATGATGACACAACAAAGTTTAGAATTTCATATGACATGCTACAACGTGCATCTAAGCTAAGAGCATTCAAGCCTTGCTTAAAACGCTATCTTAGTAGTCATGTTCGTTCTAGATTTGCTATGGTACAGCCGCCAGAGTGGGAGATTGCTACATTCTTACCAACTGCTGACTTTGAGAAAGCTAGTCTTACAACTGTTTACAAAGATTCACGCAGAAAGATGAGAAGATAAATGGCAAGCATCGAAGACTTAAAAGGTAAGCTCTCACAAGGAGTATCCAGAGCAGATAGATACAAAGTTATTCTACCAGCAGAGTTTGGTGTTGATGGTGAAACAGTCAACACTCTTTGTCGTGCAACAAATATTCCAGGCCGTCAGATTGTAACAAATGAGCGTACAATCGGTATGATGTCACAAAAAATGCCATATGCGTTTTTATCTGAAGACGTTAACTTGACCTTCTTGCTGACACAAGACTATTCAATGAGAACGTATTTTGAAAATTGGCAAAAAGCTATTATCGGCTTTGACACATATGAAGTCAACTATAAAAATGATTATGCAAAAGATGTAATTATTCAACAGTTAAATCATGGAGACAATTCTGTTGTTTATAGCTGTAAACTTATTCGTGCATTTCCTACTACAATGCAATCAATTGAACTTGGTGATGATGCGCAAAATCAATTAACACAACTTAGTGTACAACTCTCATACACAGTATGGGAACCTGCCTAATAATGGAGAACTAATATAATGGCTTTACCTAAACTTAATGAGTCGATTAAATACACTACAAAAATTCCTTCTACTGGTGAAACAATCAAATACAGACCTTATCTTGTAAAAGAGGAAAAGGTGTTAATGATTGCTCTAGAGCAGGGTGATGAGCAGGGTTCTCTAGAAGCAATTGCAGATACTCTTGAAGCTTGTATTGAAGAGCCTATCACTATTCGCAATCTACCTATCTTTGACATTGAATATTTGTTTACACAGATTAGATCGAAGTCTGTAGGTGAAACTACTACAATTCAGACTAATTGTAAAGAGTGTGGTACTCCAAATGAAATCGCTGTAGATATTTCAAAGATTAACATCAAAGTGCCAAAGACAGCAAACACAAAGCTGATTAAACTTTCAAACGAATACACTTTAGAGATGAAATATCCAACTTTAAAAGATATTGCACCAAAATTCAATAAATACAAAGAAGGCAATCAAACAGACCAAGCGTTTGATATGATTGCAGCATGTATTGATGCAGTGCAAACAGCAGATGAGCGCATTGCACTATCTGATGAAAGCGAAGAAGAAATTACAACATTTATTGAATCGTTTTCAACTGATCAGTTTATGAAAGTAAAAGATTTTATTGAGAAGATGCCACGTCTCAAGCATGATGTTGAGTTTAAGTGTGGCAACTGTGATCATGATAATAAATTAACTTTAGAAGGTACGGCTGATTTTTTTTAGTATGTCTCTCTCATGATAACTTACAAAACCATTATCAAGTCAATTTTCAACTGATGCAACATCATCATTACTCACTAACTGAAATTGACTTGATGATGCCTTGGGAGAGAGAAATTTATCTTGCTATGCTATTACAACACCTTGAAGAAGAAGCCGAAAGACAAAAACAGAGAGCAGGTTAAATGGCAGCAGCTACACTTAATGACGTAACAAATTCATTATTAATGTTAAATACTGAGCAGGGTAATACGACAGAGGCTGTAAAGTCTCTGGTTAAGCGTATGCAGGCTATGCTTGACTTTGATAAGCGCAAAGCATTAGATGATGCTGAAGCTGCAAGAGAGGCTAAAAATCAAGCTAGAACACAATCCCAAAGAACTTCTGCTCCATCTGTTAGCAGTCCATTTGGTATGGGTGATGCTCTAGTCGCTGGTGCTTTATTATCATTCTTTGCTCTGAATGATGAAATTAGAGGCTTCATTGACGGTGTACAAGATAACCTTTTGAAGTTTGTTAATGACGTACAGAAGATTATGTTCACTTTGAATCAAGGACTGATTAGACTTGGAAACTTCATTAACATTAATATCATTTCTCGGATCAGAATGTTAATTCTTGATTTTAGAACAAACCCAAAGCTCATTAATATTTCAACTGTCATAGAAGAATCTTTAGATGTTCTAAAAGGTATTATTGATAGAACTACTAAAGTTATTATTAATACATTTAAAGTTATAGGCAACGCTTTTAGATTTATTGGCACTATGCTTAGAGTGCCACTTGCATTCATAACTAACGGTGTCAGTGAAGCTCTTCTTGCAGTAGCAAAGCTGAATCCTGTATTCAATTTCTTTAAGGGTATTGGTAAAATATTCAGTAAACTTTTCTTACCATTGACTATCTTTATTACTGCATGGGACACAATTAGCGGTGCAGTAGATGGCTTCAAAGAAAATGGTCTTGTCGGTGGTATTGAAGGCGCTGTAACAGGCTTCTTTAACTCTTTAATTTTTGCGCCTCTCGATCTTCTGAAAGAAGCTACAAAATTTGTATTCAATCAAGTTGGTTTGACAAGTATAGCCGATGTTATTGGCGACTTCTCTTTTCAAGATACATTCACTGAATTAGTCGGTGCAGCAGTAAACTTAATTACAGGTATTTTCAATCTTGGTAATCCTGACCACCCATTCCGAATGGGCGGATTTATCGAAGGACTCATCACACAGACTGTTGATATCTTCGCACAAATCTTTAATAGATTTATGAATATGCTGAAGTCTATTCCTGTAGTCAAAGAATTCTTTAAGTCTGAAGAAGAAAAGGCGTTGGAACAAAAACGTAAAGCGCTAGAAGAAGAAGCCTCTAGGCTCAAGAGAGAAATAGCCGACCTTGAAGACGACAAGTTTATGGCAGGCGAAAGAAAGCTGCTCATGCAACGTAGACAGGGTGGTGCTGAAAGTGTGCCTCTAGGATTTAGGACCTTAGGTGAGAGCATGGATAGTGCTATTGAAAGACGTAAAGCCGAAAGAGACGCAGCACTATCAGCTATTCAGAACCTAAGCGCTCGACAATTAATGAAACGTATGGAAGGTGCACAAGTTGCGCAGATGTTAGCCTTGGCTAATAGAGAGTTATCTACCATGCAATCTGGAATTACTAATACAGTTGTTGATAACTCTACTGTAGCACCAAACACTACAACGG